AATTAATAAGTTGTAGTTCTCCTGTATAATCGTTTGATATTGCATAAGGAGAACTTGGGGGTAATTCGTATTTACAATCTATAAGGTATAGATTACAAGTTCCAGTTACATTAAAAAAGCCTGAAGAACTAATTGATGAATTAGGATTATGAATAATACAATCCTTTAAAATCCAAGTAGTATTTTCTATACGTACTGAACGGACGTTACTCCTAAATAATACACAATCTATAAATTTATTAGTAGTAGAATTACCAATAATTGTACAATTTATATTAAGATTTGTAAAATCTATTAAATTTCTAACAAATTTATTATTTGAAATATTTATTTGAGCAGTTGATGGTCCAGAATAACGCATACTTAATCTGCTATCATAAAAAAAACAATTAGTGATATTACTCACGCCTACAATTAAATTAGAAAAAAGAATATTAAAAATACATTTATTAAAGGTACAATTTGTAAATGTAGGTTTTACATGATAAGCACCGCTTGTAATAACAAAATTGTCTATATTTAAACCTGAAAAATTATAATTAGAATTGAAACGAAAAATACTTCTTACATTTGACTTAAAAGTACAATTATTTAAAGATGAACTTATTGTAATGTCACAATATTGTTGGCAATATATTACTGAATTAATACAATTACTTAAATTAAATAATAAATTAGCAGTATATATGTTAATTCTACTATTTTGAATATTAGTAATATTCATAAATGAAAATGTTGTAATTCCCCTTACATAGCAATATATTTCGTGAGAAGATGTATTATTAAAATTAAAAATTATTGGGTGATCAGTATAAATAAATATGTGTAATTTACTTATATTTACAGAATAATTTGTAAATGGAATAGCTTCATATATGATGATAATATCATTAGGTTGAGCAACATCAAAAGCTCTTTGCAGTTTAAAAGGTTTGTCTATCCTTCCCAAGCCATCAGCTCTATTCTGCGTAGTAGAACCTGTTTCTGAAACAAACAAAATATTTCCAAGACTTGGTAATGTACTACCACTACTCCTTGCTACTATTTCTAATAAATCATTCATCAATTAACAATTAACAATTATCAATTATCAGTATTTAATTATCAGTTATCATTGAACATTGTTCATTGTTCACTGATAATTGATTATACTTTTGTAAATCTTTCTATGACTAATGTTCCTGTGTTAATCGTATAGCTAATAGCAGGTAAAGTTAGTCCTTGTTGTGCTTGATATTTTACTATCATCTTCTCTGCCCCACTATGACTTACTCCATTGATAGTGCCATCAAAAGTATTACTTAGATGAAAAACAATAGCTGTTGCTCCACTACTCACTACACCACTACTGCTTGTAGTAGTAGTAGTAATAGTATATGTTCCTTCAAACTTGTTAACTAAATCATCCATACTACTACCACCACCACCCAAAGAAGAAATATCCTGAGCTACTTTTCTCACCTTCTTCTCTATACTATACAATTCGTCTCTATCTGTCATAATTTTATCCTTTATTTGTAGTAAAAATAAGTATATTTTTTCTTATGTAAAAACAAAAAAGATATTTTATTTGTATTATATATCCTGTGTCTTGTCTCCTGTCTCTTGCTTCCTGTCTCCTGTCTCCTTATATCACATTCTTAATCTCTTCCCTACGCTTTATATTCACCTTACTAACATTTTCAGCAACAGCATTTCTAAATTCTTCACGTTCTAAATTAAGTAGTTCTCTTTTAAGATTTAAAATTTCTTCTTTATATTTCTTTTCTATGGCTAATTTTTCTTCTTGTGTTTTAGCTCTTTCTTTTTCTTGTTCTTGTTGTAATTGTAGTTCTAAAATTTTAATTTCTTTTAGTTGATTAAGTTTCATTTTTTCTATTTCCATTTTCATTTTCATCTCTTGCATTTTTACTTCTAATTCTTTATCAGGCTGTTTTGCTTGCATCTCTTGTAATTTTTGCATCTCTTGCTCTTGCTTTTCTAATTTCTTTATTAGTTTACTTTCTATATCAGCGGTACTATCTAATTGTAACAGATTTAAAGCATCTATCATCTTTACTTGACCTTGTGAAGCCATAGCTTGTACCATTTGTTTTATCTGTTCTAATTTTGCATTATCTTTGCCCGAAGAACTGAAAAATACTCCAAAATCAGATAAGACAAATTCTTCTGTAAGTTTAAAGATTTCTTGTTTATTATTCCCTATGATATAAGATAGTGTCTTATATTCTCCATTGTTGGTATAAGCATATTTAGAAAAGTTTATGAGACTTTCTAATAAGGTTTTGTAGACTTTATCCTGATGATGATATAATACAGCAGTAGCATAGAAACCTTGCTTAATAGCTTTATCTATTTGTCCTACCAAATCTTTTTGAAACATTTGTCCTTGTCTCTGTCTATTAAAACCTGATACTCTATCTGCTTCTATACGTATATCTTCAAGCATCTGTGTAATGACAGATACAGAAGCATCTAAACTATCATTATAGCTACCAAACTGATTATAGGAAGAGTTATCTTGATTAAGAATAGGTACTAATCCTAATTTCTTGTAGTATAGAATATCTGTTATTTGGTATCCTTTTGGTATTTGTGATAAATCATAAATAATACCTTTTACTCCGCTTAATGCAATAATACGTTCTCTATGATAATTAAGAATATTGTATAATTCTTGTAAATCTCTAAGATACCAAACAAGTGAGAAAGGAACACCATTACTATCTGTTGCAAATACAAAGCCGTGATAATGTGCTTGTACATAATAAGGATTATCTATGCTTCTAATTTGTATAGGAGATTTGCCCATACGTACATAAATTCCCCTTGTGCTTTTACTACCATTTTTAGAAATATATGCTCCTGTTTCTCCTATACGTACAAACTCATATAGTTCCTGAATGTATCTTGTTTCTGCATTTCTTATGTTTTTTCTTTTAGGTAATTTACTATCAGACCATAACTTGTAAAAAGGACTATTAGGATTATTTTTATTCTCTAATTCTAACATTGTCATCTTGCGTATAGACTTCCAATTGCCCCTATACACAGGAATTTTTCTCATATTATCCCGATGATAGTGCTTATAGAAACCTTCATAACCTTCATCACGTAATTTGTTGATAGCAGTTTCATCTTCAAATAGACTTATCCTAAAATCTATGCTATCAAAACTAATATGTTCTTGGTAATTTTCTATCTGTTCTATCTGTTCTTTGGTCATTTCATCTGCATACAAATCTATAATCTCTTCGGGAGTCATATAGGTTTTTTCTACTATCCAAGTACATTCTGAAATATCATCTACCTCTTCATTAGCATATTCTATACAATAGGAAGGAATAATACGTACTTGTGGGTCTGCTCCGAGTCTCGGTATCTCTACTTTCCAAAAACATTTGCCCGTCTCTAAGGTAGATGCAAATAGCTTGTTCTTCTTTGTCTTTAAATCTAATTTGTTTTCGTAATAATTAGCAAGTTTTTTAGCTATGATTTCTACATCAGTTATTAAATCATTAGTAACATCTTCTTCTATTTGCTGTACAAATTTTTGGTCAATAGGACTTGTTATTTCTTTGTTAAATATCTTTTCAAAGATACGTCTTGTTATTTCATAAGATATGTTTCTTTGCTTGTAATCTAAGCCATCTTCATCTATACGTATCACATTATAATTGTAGGATTGTTCTATCTCTTCTCCTAATGCAGTATTGATGATAGGCTTAATAAGTGGATAATTTTTAAGTTTTGCGGGATAGTTCTTGCCAAACTCTTTGGTAATATATTCAAATCTCTTTTCTGAAATAATACCTTCTAAAATCTCATAACAAAGAATATCCCTTGTCTTCTTCCAAAAAGAAAGATTATAGGCAGAGCAAATAGCATCTACACAATCCTTCATCCACTCTTCAGTCTTTTCACTTTCAGGTATATTCTGCTTTGGAAATTGATACATCTTGATTATAATTTTGCTTTACTGCGAATATAATAATTTTCGGATTAGTGCTGTATAATTTTATACAATTTATTCTACTAATAAAATTATCTTGCTTACAGACAGTATCTAAAAAGGCTTTTACAAGATTGTCTATATCAGGCTTCTTATTGTGTAATGATAAATTATATTCCCTGTATTTCTTCTTAGAAATACTATTAGGTATTGGCAATAAAAAAGCTATATGCAAACTTTGTCCTTGCTTATAGCCCATTCTGTTTAGTAAATATCCTAATGTATTCTTGTATTCATAATACTTCTTTACTACTTCCCTTCCCTTCCAAGCATCAGCCCTTGTCCTACGTACATAACCCATAGGAATAATATCTATATCGTATATGGTATCTACATCCAATATATCTATTCCTAATAATCCTAAAATTAAATTATACATAAAATTGAATTACACACAAAATTAAATTATACATAAAAAATATGGACTATTATTTAATATTATTACTAAATTCAAGTAGATACTATACATATTTAGTATTCATAACTCATAGTATCTAATAAAAATAACTATTAAATTTTTTACCTATTATTTCTAAATAATAGTAATAACTTATAGTATTTAATAAATATAACTATTAAATTTTATAGATACTATTCCTAAATAATAGCTATAATTTTTAACTATTATTGTAAAATAATAGTAATAACTTATAGCTGTTACTATCAAATAATAGTAATAATTTGTAGTATTCAATAAATATAAATATTACATTTTATAGCTATTATTTGAAAATAATACTAATAATTTATAGTATCTAATAAGTATAACTATTACATTTTGTAGATACTATTCCTAAATAATAGCTATAATTTGTGGTATCTAATAAATATATCTATTACATTTTATAGTTATTACTATCAAATAATAGCTATAACTTGTAGCTATTATCCCTAAATAATAGTAATAATTTGTAGTATTTAATCTTAATAGTATCTGTTTAAAAATAATAGTTATTATTAAATAATAGCTATTACCTATTTATCTATTTCTCTATTTATTTATTTTTTAATTTACCCTGATAGACTAATGATATTACTCCCACAGAGTAATATCATTAGCCCCACAGAGTAATCAATTTCTTTGTAAAATATTGATAATCAAAATATTATCCTATCTTTTCTTATCTATATTATTAGCGTTAAATACGTCTGTAAAAAAGTCTATTTTTTAGTAAAAATTTATTAAAAGATAAAGATGTATAGCTTCGTCAAATAAAAGGAAATTATGATTAACCTAAGACTTGTTAATCTTTACTATTACTTTGCATCTTTTTTAATTTTTTATTATTTAACTCATTTTCTACTATGTATTCATTTAGTAAAACTAACCTATCCCCATTAAAAAATATCGTTGGATTGATAAAATACTTATTAGTTCTATTAGAACGTGCTATAAACTGATTTTTTATTAGTTCCGATAAACCTTTTAATATGCTTTTTCTTGAACTATAACCAGTAAATTTCATACATTCATCAATATCAACATATACAAAATCTCTATTTACCTCTAAAATAGATGATAAGTAAGAAAAAATCTTAACAGCATTTTTTGATAAACCAAAAAAATTAGCTAAGCCACTTACATATATTTTTAAAAATTGAGCTTTATCAACTTTACTCCTTCTCAAAAAAATTGAATGCCCTTTAACTTCTCCATCACTATTGATTATTAAATCAGGATTTTTAGTAGCCATCAAAGTAACTCTCTCCCCTTTCTCTATATGCTGTATAGTCTGTTCTATAAAAGGATTTACTCGATTAGCCTGAAAATTTTTAATACCAACATATTCTTCTTTCTTTGTTTCCATATAAAAGCAATTTAAAGTTTCTTTTTTAAGTCTTTAAAAGTAATTATATTTTTTTAAAAAGCAAAAAAAAGTTTCTTTTTTTTCTTAAAAAATAAACTTTTTATTTTAAAGTTATTTTAAAGTTTAAAAATTCCCCCCCTTATTAAATATTGATAGCCAAATACTTAACTAAAAAAGTTTCCAAAGTGGAAACTTTTTTTTCCAAAATGGAAACTTTTGAGCTTCATAAAATATTGATAACCAACTACCTAAATCTATTTGTATTCTTAATTCTTATATAAAGAGATTTTTCCCCCTAAACCAACAAAAAAGAAAAGCTAATATAATAATATATTAGCTTTTAACTACAATCATCAGTTATGAATGTTGAATGTTGAATGTCGAATGTTGAGTTACCACCCATCACTCATCATCCTTCATTCATCACTCACTTAAATACAAAATTCCCAAACTCATCATAACGCCAATATGGTAATACCAATTCTTCCTTAGCTTCTTCTATTACCCTATCTGCCATCTCATTATCCTGTATGATACATAACATACTCGCTATCGTCCTGTCAAACCTGTTCTCTTCCATATTGAAAGCTATATGCTCCTCTATCTGGTCTATAAAATAAAACTTATCTATATTCTCCCGTACATATCCTATGTACTTCTCCAATGCAAACTTCTTATGTTGCTCACTCATTAAATACCCTACCTTATTACTCGCCTTACTATACCTGCCATCAGGCTTGCTTATCCTCGGACTATCCCATAATAAATGATAATACCCCTTCATCTTATAGTAATTGATTATCCCTATCTTCGTATACTCTACCAACATCTTACTCCTATAAAATAAATTTAATAATATCGTATTATGATAAAACTCATCAGCATACTCAGGTCTATCTGTATATTGTGCTACAAACATCCTAATACCACGCCTAAATACAAATACACTCCCCTTACTATCACTTGTGAATGCCTTATCTTGGTCATAACTATCACAACCACTAATATACATATCCTTAATTATATCCCCTTCCTTTAAATCTATACCACCCCTATAAGTCCCCTCTATACCTCCACCTTCATTATACCAACTCGGAAATTCTAATATCTGAAATTTCCCCCCTTTACGCTCCTTAAATACTACTTCCGGCATCCCATCATATAATATCCTTCCCGTCATCATTAAATCCCCAACCTTTATCAAATTCCTATAACTCCTACCTAATAATAATTCTTCTAACCTGCCTTCCAACATCTTAAACGGACTTACATTACTTACCTTAAAGGCTTCTTCCGGTGTAAATGGATACTCCTGTATCTCCCGCTCATAACTCTCTAAACTATACCTCAACTTCTCTTCCCTTCTCTTCTCTAAAAAAGACTTTGCCCCCGCATCATCATTTACCCCATCTTCTTCATAATAACCCGTAAACTTCTTAAATGCAGGTATAAATAATCCTACCCTACTTCCCCTATACTCAAAACTCATTAAATTAAAACCTTCCGGATTGTAAAACATATCCCTCGCATCCCTACTGCCACCACTATCCATCTCCCCACCCGTACCTATCAAAAAACTTGTACCCGTCCTTATACCACCCCTACTTAACGAACTCTCCGTAGCCCCATAACACTCCTTCAAACTCGCTGAACCCGTCCAACTACCTACTTCTTCAAATATCACCCACTTAGGTCTACCACCCCTTACCTTCCCCGCAGAATTGTTAAATACTATCTTCTCTATCTTGCTCTGATAACCCTTTATACGCTCATTCCCAAACTCATCCTTGTACTTCATACCACTTATTATCATATCATTCCCATCCTTTATCCTATTATGATGCAATGCCAATGGCAATCCATTTAAACCCTCCTTCACCTTCAAAAATAACTTGTCAGCATGCTTGTCTATACTCGCACTCACTACACTATAACTGCCCTTAAAAAACGTATAACAATACGATATAATAGCACTCGCTATGTAACTCTTCCCCATACCCCTCGCAGTTATTAACATCAAATTCCTACCACTACGCTCACACTCCTTTAATAAATCAAATACCTCCTTATCCACATAACTAAAATATGGATAACTAAATAGCTGATTGCCATTCCTATCCACTAAATCTATCTTGTAAAAATTTAGAAAAAAATAATACTCCCCAGTTACCCTTACACCATTACACTCAAAACCTTCCCTACAACGCCTTATCTGCTCTAACCACCACTCCCTATAACTAACACTCCCAACTACATAATCAGGCTCATTACGACCACTAAAAAACTCATTAGACAACATATCAATTATCAATTTCCAGTTACCAATTATCAACTATCAGTTATCAGTGTAAAGTGAATAGTGGAAAGTGTAAAGTGGAAAGTGTAAAGTGGAAAACGATAAGTGAAAAGTGCTAACTATTTACTATTCACTATCCACTATTCACTTTTCACTATTCACTTTTCATTGATAACTGACCACTAACCCTCCTCCTTGTCTTAACTAAATCTACCCCCTTCCCAAAACTCTTGTACGAATCTCTATCCCTTATGTAATAACAATAAAAACCATAACTATATTTGCAATTTATATTCCTGTTATAGTAAATACTTTTTACTTCTCCTAACCTGCTATCTAATTTACTCTTAGTCCTACTTAATACCCTATACCTGTTCAATACCTTCATATGCTCAACCCTATCATATAAACCCCTACGTACCCTATCCACAAAATCCACAAACGCTACACCACTCCCTACACCACCTATATCTACACCACAACCACCCCAACTAAACTCATATAAACGTAATATACCACACTCAAATAAATAAAAACCCTCCTTCTCATCTATACCATAACGCAACGATACAGACCTAACTACATCAACTAAATCTATAATTACACTCATATCAGTTACCAGTTACCAGTGTTCAATGAACAATTATCAGTTATCAATTATCAGTGAAAAGTAAAAAGTGTAAAGTGTAAAGTCCTAACTATTCACTATTCACTATTCACTGATAACTGCTCACTAACTACAACCCCTCTATCAAACTCTCACGCCTATTACCCCTATTCCTAATACCACGACCTATACTCTGACCTAACTTCTCCTTTATACCCAATAACTCCCCTATCGCCTTCACCTTCTTCGGCTCTATATCTAACTTGTCTATATCTACATCACTCCTACTATATTCTTCCACCAACCTGTCTATCCTGTCCCGTAACTCCCTATACACACGCTCTTCCTGACTCTCCACTAATCCCAAATAACGTTCAATAAAACAACTACATAAATTTATCCTATCCATATAATCACTCTCCCCCATAACATTACTAAACTCATACCTATACACTACACTACTACGTATATTGATAGATACTTCATAATAAGAACTACCTGTACTATACATATTCCACATATAACACCTTAAAAAATTATCCTGCTCCAATATACCACACTCCCTCAATAATCCATACCATAAATTCTCATACTCAAACTCCAACCTGTATGAAGAACTATCCCGTATAATCCCCCTTAACATAATAAAAATTATTCAAAAAAACCTAAAAATATAAAGATGGACCAATAATAACAAAAATAATAACTATAAACAACAAAAAAAAATATAATCTAAATCCTTTGAAACTATTTCTTTGAAACTATTGCATATAAATCCCGCGTGAAGGTATCCCCCGTGTAACACCCTTGTATGCCCAAAAGTAAAATTTTTGTTCCACTTTTAACCGATTACGTTTATGGCAAATTCAAATGTAAGAACTGCGAGCACTGCAAATGTGCAAAATG